GGTGACTTCGAGACTGACTCTATGCGTTACAAAGCGACAGAGCGTTATATCCCTGGGTATACCGATCCACGCGCAATGTTCGGCACAGCAGGCGTATAAGCCTAACGGGGAGGGGCTAAAACCTCTCCCCTTTTTTAAATCTGATCAAGCTTTTCAAGGAGAAGATCAAAATGCCTCAATTTTCAGACGACCTATTCTTAGGTTCTGCCCCCACCTACATGGGGTTGACTAAAAACGCAAACGCGGTTGTTTTCACTGGAACAATTTCTTCAACTACTCTGACTGTCACTGCTCTCCAATCTGGAGATCAATTGGCAATTGGTATGTATGTTCAAGGTTCAAGTGTTACAGCTAATAGCTACATTACAGCTTTCGTATCTGGTACTGGTGGAACTGGCACATACACATTGAGCCAATCATCCACTGTTGGATCAGCCGAAACAATGTACGCATCTGGTAACGTATCTTTGGGCGATCCCTCCCCCATGCCTTTGGGAGTTGGGCCTCTTGGTCGCGTTTACATTTGGGATGTTGTTCCCGAAGCTTCTGCTACCAATAACATTTCTGTTGCCGCTTCTTATAGCACAGCAGGTAATGCAACATTGGCCGCAGGCACAAACACAACTTCTGTTGTTCGTTCTGACGGTACTACCGTTATTCAACTGGATTGCCCACGCGCAGTGAGCATCACAATTGGTACAGGTACGATTACCGCTACAAACGTGACAATCTCTGGTTACGATTACTACGGTCAAGCAATGACTCAAGTGATTTCAACTGGAACCACACAATCCACAACTGTGAACGGTAAGAAAGCTTTCTATCAGATTTCTTCTGTTGCTGTTGCAGGTAACTGCGGTGGAACGATTGCTGTTGGTACAACTAACATCTTTGGTTCACCAATCAGAATCATCGACGGTGGCTACATCATCGATCCAGGTTGGGCTGGCCAAATCGCTCCTGACACAGGAACATTTGTTGCCGCTGACATGACTAACCCTGCTACATCAAGCACAGGTGACGTTCGTGGCACATACGCCCCCAACACTGGAACATACACTGTAAATGGTCAAAACCGTTTGGTTATCTCCATCGCAGTGCCAGCAATCGCCGCAGGTCCCAATGCCACTCGTTTGGGTGCATTAGGTGTTACTCAAGCCTAAGGAGAAATAAACCATGGCTAAATCAATGAAAGGCGCAGGCGGCTTCAGCCAAATGCCCAAAATGATGACAGACGAGCCTTCAGTTATTCTGAAGCTCAAAAAGGGCGGCCACGTCCACATGAAGCACAAGAAGGAAGAACATGGTCACAAGACTATGGAACACCATGCTATGGGCGGAATGAGTGGCGTTCCTATGGCACGTCCCATGGGTGTTGCTCCTGCTTTGGCTGGTGCCGCTCCCATGAAGCCTTCTTTGGCTATGCGTCGCAAGGCCATGGCTACTCCTTTGATGAAAAAAGGCGGTAAAGCCAAGCACCACGCTGAAGGCGGAGATATTGCTCAAGACAAAGCTCTCATCAAGAAAGCTTTCAAAGAGCATGATGCCCAAGAGCACAAAGGTGGTAAGGGTACCAAATTGCACCTCAAGCATGGCGGCAAAGCACACCACAAATTCGCTAAAGGCGGAAAAGTTGGTGACGGTTTGGCCAAAGGTTTGGACGCATTTGAGACCAAAACTACCATTGAGAATGACGAGAAGCCCTACGTTTCTACCAAGATGGACACTGCCAAGCGTGACACAGCTCACGGTACAGGTATGGTCAAAGAAGGTAATGCAGGCGGCTACAAGCGTGGCGGTAAGATCCATCACCATGCTCATGGTGGTAAGGTTCACCACATCTCTGGTCATCCTGAAGGCTCACACGAGCACCACAAGCACATGGCCAAGCACCATGCCGCAAAGCACAAAGAAGGTGGTTCAGCTCATCATCACAAAATGCACGAGCACCACAAACACTTGGCTAAGATGGCTAAAGGTGGTCACTATGCAACTGGTGGAACAGTGGGTTCAAGAGTTCCCGCTGATACCAATGAGGGCAATACCGCAGGTAAAGTCGTAATGGGTGGAACCATTGAGGGCAATGAACACTATTTCGAGAATACCGATTTGCACTCAGCACGTCGTGACAACGTGAGTGGCACCAAAGGTGTGAGTATGTCTAACGCAGGCGGATTCAAACGCGGCGGTAAGGCACACCACAAGTATGCTACTGGCGGCGCTATTGAAGGCAATGAGATGAAATATGCCATCAATAACGTAGACGGCACACCAAAGGGCAAAACCAACACTAAAACTGGTGAAGTGAAAGAGTCCAATGCTGGTGGTTTCAAGCGTGGAGGTCATGCCGCAAAAAAGCACTTCGCCACGGGGGGCTCTGTTAATAAACAGGGGTCTGCCGTGGTAATGCCCCAAGCGCATAAGCCTGCATCCAGAGCGGTTCACATCAATGAACTCTCTGGCACCTTCAAAAAAGGTGGTAGGGTAAAAAAGTTTGAAGTTGGTGGTCCCACTGGCGACGCGATCATTGATCGTGAAAACGCTAGAAGGCAAGCAGAGTTGAATACTACAAAGTATGAAAACGAGCACCCCTTCCGCACAATGTTTAACAATGTTAAAGATTTTGTGATGGGTCCATCGACACCCGCAGGAAGCGTTACCAAGACCAAAGAATCGGTCACGGTTGCACCGCCCAAAAAACGCGGTGGAAGTGTTAGGCGTTAAATAAGGTGGGGGCTTCGGCTCCCACTCTTTAAGGAATACATCATGAGTAATGGAATCGTTGCTTCAGTCACTCGCGCAGGAACCTATGAACCTTTTAATCTTCAGGTTTCACGCAATCAGATTTCTGGTCACACACCAATTCAAATTTTTGGTTATGGGTCATCAGTGACCAATAGCTATATCCCTGCTTGGGAGGCAAATACTGCTTACACTTATTTGTCAACAGCACAACAAATGACTGTTGTTAGTACATCAGCTTCTGACAATACATCAGCATCTATTGTTATCAACGGTTTAGACTCAAACTTTAACCCAATCAGTGAAACATTGTTCTTGAATGGAACAACTGCTGTCACTTCGGTTAACAGTTACTTGAGAATCAATGGTATCAACTTGGCATCTGTTGGCACTGGACAGACCACAAACGTCGGTATCATTACTTGCAAGTACAGCTCAACAACTTATGCTGAAATTTTGGCTGGTGCAGGCAAAAGCCAAATGTCAATTTACTCGGTGCCAAATGGATATACGTTTTACTTTGTGGACATCAATATCCAAGCAGGTAATGTCTATACATCGAGCTACTACTTGAATTATCGTGCTCAAGTCACAAACAATTCAGTATCTCCTTCCATTACATCAACAGTTTTGACAACACCATTTGTTGAAACTTTCATTGCAATCAAACAATTTCCTTTTGGTTTTGCATCAAAGTCTGACATTCAATGGCAATTTGAAACAAGTAATTCTGCCTTGACTGTTCCTGTTGGAGTTATTGTTGAAGGAGTTTTGATTCCAAATAACAATTCTGTCACAGGCGTAGGTACATAATGCCTAGCAAATCTCATGCTCAACACAGGCTGATGGAGGCCGCCGCTCACACTAAAGGTGGGTTTGGTGGCGTTCCACAAAAGGTCGGTAAAGAGTTTGTGAAAGCGGATGAAGGCAAGAAGATGGCCAAGGGCGGACTTTATGCCAACATCCATGCTAAACAAGAGAGGATAGCCCATGGATCAGGCGAGAAGATGCGTCGTGTCGGAGCTAAGGGAGCACCTACTGCCGAGGCATTCAAGGCATCTGCAAAGACTGCAAAACATAAAAAGGGTGGGCCAATAGGCTCATGTTGGTGAAATATGGGACAAAGTAACTATAGTTCTGCTCCAAGTTCTGGTTCTGGTGTCGGAGCAAGTAGAGGCAATAGTACTGTACCTTTTAAAAAAGGTGGACCATCTTTAGCTGTTGGACGCGGTGAGAAGTTACCTACAAAAAAGGGCGCAGGACTCACAGCCAAAGGCAGAGAGAAGTACAACCGCGAAACTGGAAGCCACTTGAAGGCACCCCAGCCCAAAGGCGGAGCGAGAAAAGATTCATTTTGTGCAAGAATGTCAGGGGTAGTTGAACACGCCAAAGGTGATGCGCCAAGAGCAAAAGCATCATTGAAGCGCTGGCACTGCTCTGGTTGGTAAGGGTAGATCATGGCATTTTCAGGAACGACAAGTCAGACTGTAGTCAGCGTTCAAACCGTTATTGACCATGCGGTGCGTCGCTGTGGCAAATTGGCTGAGGAGCTTTCTTCAGAGCAACAATTGGCCGCGCGGGAGAACTTGTACTTTCTTTTGTCCCACATGATGAACCGTGGGATTCAATACTTTGCCATCAACAGCGTGGTTATTGGCCTCAATGCGAACCAATATGAGTACCAGCTACCCATAGGTGCCAACGACGCTTTAAACGTCTTGTATCGCCAAATGGCACAGCCTACGGGAACATATACAACGAGTGCTGGCGGTACGGTTGCCAACCTCTATGACAACAATGTCAACACATACGCCCAGCAAATCAGTCCCAATGGCTATTTTGAGGTGGATTATGGGTCCACAAACCCTCAATACATCGGTTCAATTGGAATCATGCCCTATGTTGCCAACTTTGGAACGGCGACTTGGAGCTATTATTTGCAGGCATCAAGCGACAACATTAACTGGCAAACCATTTACACGGCCACAAACGTGACTGTGACCGATGGCCAGTGGATTTGGCAGAACGTGGACCCAGGGTTCAACGTCGAGTTCTACAGAATCCAAGCCTTCAACGGCACAACTTTGGCTCTTCGTGAGTGGTATTTGGGCAATAACAGCCGAGAAATCGAGATGTCACGCCTAAATAGGGACGATTACACCAATTTGCCCAACAAAAACTTCACTGCAAACCAGCCTTTTCAGTTTTACTTCCAAAGAACGATCAATCAACCGACCGTTACTCTGTGGCCAGTGCCAAATACCTCATTTGTACAGATGACTGTATGGTATTCAGCCTATATTGAGGACGTTGGATCGCTTTCTGGTCAGTTGGCCATCCCTCAGAGGTGGTATGAGGCCGTAATTTTCATGTTGGCTCACAGAATGAGCATGGAATTGCCTGCTGTTGACATAAGCAAGGTCCAATATCTTGAGAAAATGGCTGATAAGTTCCTCTACGACGTCGAACAAGAGGAAAGAGACAAGTCTCCAGAGTACCTAAGCCCGAACATCAGCGTTTATACGAGGTAATCATGGCTATTTTTCTTGATACCAGAGGATATTCGGACATTGCAATCGCAGTATGCGACCGTTGCAAGATGAAGCGACCCCATGCGGAGTTGAGTCCTGATTTTAATTTCCCTGGGCTGATGGTGTGTGAGCAAGGTTGCAAAGACGACAAAGATCCATACCGTTTGGCCGCGAGAAAAACAGAGCGTATTAACATCCGTTTTCCTCGCCCTGATGACAATTTAAATAACCTCAGCGGAGCAGGAATTCCGTATAATGGTTTAGTGAACGAATAGAGGTAAACATGGCACAACCATCAGTTGGAACACCGATTCAGCTTTACTCCAGTGCTACTTCAGGCAACATACCTGTCGCGGCAAACCTCGCACAAGGCGAGCTGGCCATCAACACTGCGGACGGTAAGCTCTACTACAAAACATCTGGTGGATCGGTGGCTGTGCTTGCAAATGCGGCTGTGTCCACGGGTAATTTGCCTGGTGGTTCTACTGGCACCGTCGTCTACCAAAGCGCCACAGGTGTCACAGCTTATTTGCCACTTGGTTCAACAAACTCTTTGTTGTATTCAAATGGAACTGGCCCTGCATACGCATCAATAGGCACCGCTGGTTCGATTGTTTATTCAACTGGTACTGCACCTACATCTTTGGCTTTGGGTGCCGCAAACACTGTTTTAATCTCTAATGGCTCTACTCCTCAGTATGTAAGTCAGTCGAGCTTGTCTGTTGGTACAGCGGCTACAGCAGGATTTGCCACAAGCGCAGGTAGTGCATCAACTGCTACAACTGCAACCACTGCTACAAATATTGCAAGCGGTAGTGCCAATCAAGTTGTTTATCAATCTGGTTCAGGTGCAACATCATTTGTCAATGCTCCCACGGTCACTGGTACGGTTTTGGGGTGGACAGGAACCAACTTTGCATGGGTATCTGCTCCTGCGGCAACAACTGCGGCTAATATTGCGGGTGGTGCTCAGTACCAAATTCCTTTCCAAAGTGCTGTAAGCACAACCACTTTCAGTGCTAACCTGACATTCAATTCAAGCACAAACACATTTAGCACCACAAACATCACAGCTACTTCTGCTTTGAGTGGCAATACAGTAGCGGCAACGGCATCAATTACTGCTGGAACCTCAATTTCTGCTGGTACTACTATAACTGCTACTGGCGGAATAACTGGTTCAACAATTACAGCCAATAGTTCAATCTCTACTTCTGCAACGACAGGTGCATTTAACTATGGCACATTGTCATATTCCGATGTTAATATTCTTGGTTCATATGTTGGTAATGTAAACAACTATGTTCAAAAGGTTTTACAAAATACCAATAGTGGTTCTTCTGCATCTGTAGACTTTATTGTTTCAAACAATATAGGAACCGCAAGTACATATTACGGTGACTTTGGTATGAACTCATCCACATATAGTGGGGTGGGTAGTTTTCAACAGCCAAATGTTGTTTATTTGTACTCTGTAAGCAGTGATTTGGTTGTTGGTACTCAGGGCGCAAATTATTTGCGTTTGGTTACCAATAACAACTCAGCAGACACCATGACTTTAAGCCCAACCAATGCTGTGGCTTTTAATGGTAGTTATGGTACAGCAGGATACATTTTGACGAGCGGTGGAACAAGTGGAGCGCCTACATGGGTGAATCCAACAACCATTGGAACCTCTCAAGGTAAGTTGTACTTCTTTGGTCAATTCGGATAAGGATAAATCATGGCTTCAGGAACACTAGGTCAAGCGTCACTTGCGGCGGCAACCAACACCACTGTCTACACGGCAGGTGCAACGCCATCTACATTTAACGTCACAATGACCAACACAACAGGTTTCCCAATTGCGGTGAACCTATCAATTTCAGGAGCCTCTACACCCGTAGCAGGTGAGTACATTGAATATCAAACAGTAATTCCACCCAACAGTTCTTTGTTGGACACAGGTTTGGTTGCCACAGCAGGTAAGCTTGTTGTTGTGTATGCAACTCTTGCAGGTATCAATGTTAACGTTTATGGATACGAAGGATAATCATGGGACGCAATATACAACAATTACCTAATACAGTTTATACGCCTGAAACAGCAGAGGTTTACACAACCACTGGTTTCAATGCGGGAGATTTGGTTTATTACTATAAAGGCAATTATGTAAATCCTTCTGCATTTACTTCTGTTGCTGGTGGTGGATCACAATCTATTTCATACAATAATCCCAAAAATTACAATTGGACACAATCAATCGGTTATGTATCTCAAATAAATAATTGGACATATTCTACAAGTGATTCATCAATTATTTCATCATATGGTGGAAGAGGAAGAACTTCAGCAATTGATAAAAATAATGGATTTGTTTGGAATTTTAGTTTTGCTACTAATGGAACTCCATACTATATGGTTTGTTCACAAAATGCTCCATCTGGAAATACAAGTTATCAATTTAGTCCAAACAACATAAGCTCAACATATTTAAATACTGCTAGTGGTTCAATTGGTTCATTAACTTTATCAAATGGTAACATTCTTGCATATTGGGTAAATAGTACAGGAGGAACTGCTAATTCTGTTAATTATGCAATTTACAACCCTGTCACCTCTTATTCATCTCCAGCTTATGGGCCAACACAAGATACAAATATTACAGTAGGGTCAACAAGCTCACTTATCAATGGCGTTGCTTTGGCTAATGGAGGATTTGTGCTTGCAGTTAAAAATGCAAGTGGTGTAATTTATTACAGAGGATATACAGCAACTGGAACTCCATCTTATGCATGGACAAGTTCTGGAATTACTGCTAATTCGTTATTTAATATGCCTGGTATGGCAACGAGATCAGATAGTTCAATCATTATGTTTGATCTAGCATCTGGTGGAACAAATTACACTTATGCAATAGCAAATAGTTCAGGAACAATAACAGTATCTGCAACTTCATTTGCACCTTCTGCATCAATACCAAATAGCTGTGTTGATGCAACCTGTTTATCTGATGGATCAACATTTGTTCTTTCATATGTAAACGTTACATCAGGTAGCTATAGAACTTGTTTTAGATTATTACCAACTAGTAATACACTTGGCTCTGAAGTAGTTGTTGCAAACTCTACAGTTCAAAACAATTCGACTGTTTGTCCGACATTTACTTCTGTTCTTGGATTAAGTGCAAGCACTCTTGGTGGATTTTGTATTGCATTTACCGATGGAACGCAAACGTTGCAATATGCATATTACAGCGCTTCTGGTGCTGTAGTGTCTCAAAACAATGGAACAGTTGCAATACCGTATGTGATGCCTGGGTCTTATGTTCCTGTTAACAATTATGTTCAAATCATTGAATATACAAATACTGCATACACTGCGGTAACATTTTTATGGCAAGGTTCTCCATATAACACAATTGGAAGAGCAACATTTATTGCTCAATCATATACAAGTAACGGGGCTGGTACTGGATACTTATACTTTCCTGTTCCTCAATATGCTTCTGGCAATAACTCTTATTCATACAGTGATCCTTATAGTGGTCCATATTATTCGACATTAACGCCTACAAAAATGCAATTTGCATTGTCTAATGGAACAAATTCAAATCTAGTGACAATGGGTCAAATTGGTAGTCCTCTTTCTATCAATAGTGCTGTAGCTCCAAGAATAATATGTGGAGTAAGTAGTTGTGCAAACGGTACTGGAACTACTAATGGGACTCAATATATTTATTATATAAATGGAGCAACATATTATGTTGAAAGTGTTAACAACGCAGGTTCACTTATATCAGGTCCAACAAGTTTTGGTAATAACCCTGTAAACGTAGGTTACAATTTACTTCGTATTTGTGGGAATGATGTTGGAACAGCAAACTGTGTACTTTATTGTTATTATACAAATAGTACTACTTTATTTTTTGCATCAGCAAGTACAAATAGTACAAGTTTAACTTATTCGACTACTATTTCAACAACTACGCCTACTGTTACAAGTAGTGCTTGTGTAGCAACTCTTTGGAATGCTTATTCTAATTCAGCAGGAGGTGCTGTTGTTGTTTTTACTACAGCAAGTGCTTTAAATTATCAAATATATAGTTACGGTGGACAAATATTTGGAACAGTTTCTATAACTTCTCTTACTCCATCAACTATATATTCTTTATCAGTAGGATCATTGCCTTATTTTAATACTGATTTTGCGGTTGTTTATACAAGCAGTTCAGGCGTTGTAACCATGTACTGTTATGGTGGAACTGATTATATATATCCTCTTTTAAAGACAATCACAGTTGCGGCAAGTGGTGGAACACAACTTGTATATGCAAAAACAATCGGTTTGCCAAATGGAAATTATTTAACAACTTATGCTACATCTACTTCAAATTTGGTGTTGGCATTGGTTAATCAAGAATCAGGAACAGTGATAAATACTGTAAACATTACTTGTGCATCTAATTTAAACAATTACAATCTTTTTGATATCAAAACAAATCCAAATGGGGACATTGTTTTAGTTTATGTAAATGCATCAAGTCAACTTGTAATTCGGTCGTTTACGGCATCATTGCAGTCTATTACATATCCTGCAACTGACACAATTAACACTGGTATTTCAGTAACAACGAGCAATTCTCCTAATCCAACAATTTTTGGGTTTAAAGATTCAACTTGTTCAATCATATATACAAGTAATTCAAATTCTGTTACTTGGACACAATATGTTACTAGGCCACAATTGTTCAGTTTTACTGAGCCTTCTGGTCAATCAAGTTCAACTTCTTACGTTATATCTCCTGTAAATGGAACATCAGCAACATCAATCAATGGTGCAGTTTTAGCAGGTGTTGCATTAACAAATGCATCTGCTAATTCAACAGGTCAAATTCAAATCAATGGATTAGCTCAGTTGAACAGCACATATACAAATACTGCCACAGGTAGTTTTGATTACACAGGACAAGCTGTTGATGGCGTTAAAGGCACATACAACGGACAAATTGTTAATTTACAAGGAAATTCATAATGACTATTCCAGTTCAATCTCAAATATTTAACCCAATAACTGGGGTATTTGGCACAGGTCAGATGCAGATATTTTCTTCATCTGGTACATGGTATGTTCCGCCAAATATTGGTAAAGTTCGTGTTCGTCTTTGGGGTGGTGGAGGCGGTTATAGCTCCACCTCTTCAAACTATGGCGGAGGAGGAGGCGGCGGGTTTGCAATTAAATCAATTTATGATTTGTCTGGTGTTACTTCAGTTGCTGTAACAGTTGGTGCTGGTGGTACATCAAGTTCTGGTTTAACTACGGCAGGAACATCTTCATTTGGGTCATATCTATCAGCTACTGGTGGATCATATGGGGGTGGTAGCAGTTCTGCAAATGCTGGAGGCTCTGGTGTAGGTGGAGACATAAATACAAGCGGTGGAAATGGTGGCTACGGAGCCAGTACATTTATTGGTGGTGGAGGTGGTGTTGGAAGTCTTTTTGGTAATGGTGGTGGCGCAGGAAATGGTAATAATGTAATTGGTTCATCAGGTGCTTCAGGTTCTGGTGCTAATGGATCAGGAAATGCAAATTATATTTATTGTGGTGGGAATGGATTTTTGGGTTTGGGTGGGTCTTATGCATACATTAATTCAACTGGTGGTATTAACCCCGTTGCCGCTACAACTGGACTAACTAATTTTTCAATTGATTTTATTGGTACTGGTGGCGGTGGATTTGCCGCATCTGGCACACCAGGCTATGGAGCGAATGGTGGAGGTGGAGGTGGAAGCGCATCTTCATTTAATCTTATCAATGGTGGATTCCCAGGTGGTGGTGGAGGTTGTGGAATGTATGGAGCCCCAGGTCTAGTAATTGTGGAGTGGTAAAAATGAAATATGCAAGAATTCAAAATAATGCAGTAGTTGAAATTTGTGTACCTATCCAAGGTTTTACAATTGATCAATGTTTTCATCCTAATTTAGTCGATCAAATGATTCCATGTGGTCCAGAAGTTCAATCAGGATGGACATATGTAGATGGTGCTTTTGTTGAGCCTATCAACGAATACACAACTGCACAAATTGCTTCACTGACAACACAGCAAATTGAAGCACTGACTACGCAACAGATTGCAAGTCTAAGCACAGCACAAGTTGATGCCATGACTACTTCTGAGTTGGCAAGTTTGACAACAACGCAAGTTTCTGCATTGAGCACTGCGGATATTGCATCTTTAACAACCGCTCAAGTTTCTTC